TGAGGATTTTTAGGGTCTGAAACAACATAGATGTTAGACACATAATGTAAACGTCTTTTCTGTTTACGTGCTTGTTCTTTGTTTGCTTCTAGTCCTGTATTCCACAATGAAGTGTTGTACTCAGACACTGGGTCTTTTTTACCGATAGTAGTTAGTGATTTCTCAATATACCAACCACCTGGTCCTTGAAACCCGTGATCGAAATAAGATACCCATGGCATCTCTTCTCCTTCGGGTGTTGGTAAGAAACGAATTATTGCATAACCATTACCTGACTTATCAAGTTCTGGTTTCCAATAGTTTTCGTCTCCGTAAGATTTTTTTTCACCACCTGATGGTGAGGCAGATTCCATTGCTGCCCTGAGTTTATCTAAAGATGTCGACATTGTATTCTCCTTGTATTAAACATTGTATCGCATTATATTAGCATTTTATCTAAAGACTCTAGACCTTGACCTAGAATCCACTTATCTTCGACATTAAATCGAGATACTATATCAGTATACTTGATTCTGTCGAATCCGTCAATAGGGTTTTTAAAGTATAACTCTACATTCGGATACTCTTTATTTATGTATTCTAAAAGAGCAATAAATTGTGCTTTTTGCACATCACCAACTCCAGAATGATACGTATAATTATCTCTGTAGTTGTATTGTCCTTTGAATACATTCTCTACTTGATCGAACTGTAATGAGTCATAACCAAGTAAACATATCTCTTTATAACCGTGATCTACTGCATAACCTAGAGCATACATGCCTGATAACATGTTCTTGAACTCTGGTTTTTTATATATAACTATGTTATCTTGATGGGTAGTACTATATCCAGTGAAGTAATGTCTCCCATCACATGCACCTGTAGTCAACTCTGACTGCATCACAAATGCATTGTCGTCTGGTCGGCGAGTCTCGACTGTCTCACCATCTATTCCCATCTTAATCATTTCCCATGCATCAATAGGCAGTTCGTTCCATTCTCCCATTACTACTTTGTTAGTCTTGTAGTATTCATCTTCTATGATTTTATGTTGTGGATATACGTCACCACAAAACACTAAGTCAGGTGTATGAGTAGTGTAGATCATGTTAAACCCCCACCATTCACCTAGTGCATCTAAGTCCAGATCTTTCCTTGATGGTCCATTACCTACTAAGTAGAGCATAGTTGTATTAGTTGTTGTTTAAACTTGGGGAAGTCATAGTTAAGAAACGATTTGTATTTCTGTATCTTTGCTATTACTTCTGGGTATACAATAGTTTCAGTTATTAGATCATTCCACTTCTTACTATACCCTGTTACATCATCTAGTATACACATCGTTTCAATAGAAACGTTTTTTGCCATATACTGCTTAAGTAAATAGGGGTGTTGACCGTTTTTAACTGTTAACACTTCTTGTATAGATTTTTTGTCGAGGAGTCTTGATACATCTAGATCAAATAGATAGGACATTTTTTGATTTCTTTTCTTCCATTCTGTAAATCTCTTATGAGATTCGTTCTCTAGCATTTCACCTGCCCACATATCTTTAACTGATAAATTCGCAATGTAGAAATGTTTCAATTCTTCTTTATACTTACGTGATAATTTTGCGAAGTGAAACTTGTCATTACGTTTTAGAAAGGATGGCAAATCTGCTTTTACTTTGCCATTGTATTTGACAAAGTTATACCCTGCAGAATTAAAGTGTAACTTAATTCCAAGGTATAACAGATATGCATCGTACCCTTCTCTGCTTGTCATTACTTATTGACAATAACTTTTTTAGGTTTTGGTGCAACGATACTCGATGTTGCTTGTGTCCACCCTTCTACTACTTTATCGTTAGTGGGTGTTACGAATGTGAAAGTATCAAAAGTCATTGTATCAGGATTTTCTACACCCGTCATAGCAACACCTTTTGCAAAACCCATACTTGAATTCTCTGGGTTAGTTACAATCATTCTAGGATCTGCAAGTGTAAGTGGTTCTACTGAATCCACTTTACCAACAAACTCGCCGTTTAACGTTACGACTGAAACGATATCACCTTTTTCCATAATTACTCCTTATCAAAAAACGTTTGTAGAGAACCTCTACTACTTTTAACCCTGTTGATAAGTTTGAGACTTTCTGCTTCTGCTTCAAGTTTCTCTTTCAATGGATTAGAGAGCAAACGTTTGGCACCCTCTGGTTCAATATTGTTATCTTCACATATCTTAAGTATAGCACTCATGACATCGGTACGTTTATCTACAATTAGACGTTCAACTTTTTCTGTAAACTCTTTTTTACTAATCATTATACTAGTGGTGCTCCTGATTGTTCATCGAATAGTATGTTTTCTCTCCAATCTCTGACAACACTATAGTACCCATAATACGTAGGACTACTATCATGAACTCCAAGACCACCTTCTGCATAATCTGTTTCTAAGAATTCTATAAGGTGTTCTGCTTCTTCTATTAGGCCAAGTGTAAGTTCATCTTGACTTTCAATTTCGAGATAATCTAATAAAGAGTTATATGCATTATCGTATGCTTGTTGATGAACCCAATCATCTGCTTTATAGATCATCTTACTCCAATTCCAATCTTGCTTTAGATTGAATTCTTTTTTATCTGACATTATTATTATACTCCGTATAGATTCTCATATTGCTTACGTAATTGTACCAACTCTTCGATATGATCTTGAGGGTTTGATGTAAACAACTGAAAACCTGATTGCCCTTCAACTGCAACGATGGCAGTCACTTCTTCAATTTCTTGACCTGTTAATTCTTCAACCATAAGTGCATATGCAGTCATTTGGACATACCACCCTGTTGCCATGCTTTCAGTCTTCATCTTACTAGAAGTCTTAAAGTCGATGATTGATAAGACATTATCAAATAGACCTACACAGTCTACTCGTCCTGCCATTTTAAGTTCTGTTGAATAAAGAGGTGCCTCTAAGGCAATAGGTATGATTTCATCTAGTACTGGTTGTACACCTTTAAACATACTCTCTTGTAAGATATCATCAAACTCTATGTACTCTTTTTCTTTTCTAAGATAGTCTTCTACGAGTTGATGAAACTTTGTACCTCTTCGTGTTGCTCGTGCTGATACTCTGTTTGCTTCTTCCGCACCAACACGTTCTCTCCACAATTTAATCTGTTCTCTGCTTCGAAGACCTGTAACTGTCGTTACTGATGGGTACTTGATAGTACCAGTAGGATCAACATAGAAACGTTTTCCATCTTCTTGTATGGTGTTTAGTTGAATGTCTTCGAGTTCATGTAACTCTACTTTGTTTAGTTTTAATTTAGTCATAATCTATTCTACTTCTTTTTGCTCTGTAGGTCAACATGTTTTTTGATAGTATCTCTAGTCTTCACTTCTTTTGCAGACTTTCTATGATACCTTTCACCAAGTGGTGTGTCGATATTGTTTGATGCAATCTTAGACATCACTTCTTTAAATCCAGAATCTGGTTTAACTCTGTCCCCAATCCCACCCACTGTAGTTGGGGCAGAAAGAACTTGTTGCTTTAGATGTGGGTTATTTGCTTTGAATTCATCTAACTTAGTGTAAGACATGATATGTTCTTCCACCTCATTAGTATCAGTGTTTAGAAAGTCGTATGCTGGCATTAGATTGGGTTTCCTTGTATTCGTTTCTCTACAAGTTCTTTCACTTTCTCTTCTGAATACCAAAGACCACTAAACATTTCTTCGTGATCTGGCCAAGTAACTATGTAACGTTTGTAACCGAATGGTCTTTCTGAGAAGATTCTTACATCTCCGTATGATTCAACTAATACTCTCATGCTAACATAAACTCTGGTACAGGTCTACCTGTCCATTTTGCGAAATCTTTTTTGTAGATTCTATAGTATTTATGATACGCCTCAACAGTTGATTCTGTCTTGACATCATCAGGCATACACTGAGGTGGTTCTGACCATCTACCAAGTTTGATATTGTCAGGTAGATTATTAAGAACATTTCTAAGTTTAGTATCTGTCAGGTGTTTCTTTTCATACCTGTAAGTATACTCTTCACATAGATTAACAAACATATCGTATGCAAATTGATATTGAATAGCATTCTCACGTACCCATCGTGTAGAGGGGTGATTGATATGACTTGCTTTGTATAAGATGCCTTCACGATCTGGATCGAGACGCCATCTTTGTATTCTACGTCCACTAGATGCATCAGTGTATTGATCACCATCGAGTATACGATGTGCCGTTGATAGCATCTGGGCATACTCGATAATCATCTTAACTACATGTTTGTCACAGTGTAGTTTTGCTGATACTTCTGGTTGTCTGTGTAAATAAAATAAATTCATACGTTGCTTTCTATGTTGTCTACAGTACATTGTACACTATCAACTGTACTTTGTAAAGATGATATTTCAGATTCTAGTGTACTCATTGCACTATCCATCTGATCAATCATAGAATGAGTTGCATTTAGATTATCGTTAATCTCGTTTAATTTATCCATTAAATTTTCAAATAGTTTATCCATTATTACCTCACTTATAAAAAATATGATCTGTTATTATTACTGTCTCGTTAAGACTTTCATTCCAATATGGATCGACATATAAAGAATGATAATGTGTTGCACCTTCTGTAATGTCAGGATATAAACCCATGATTACATCTTGTGCTATTAGATACGATTCAAAGAATGTATCAGTGTCTAGAGGTTCATCTGACTTGCCATCACAGAACCAACTAAACTGACATTGATTACGAATCGGCACTTGTTTGCCTTTCCAATTCTCACGCCACTTTGCTTGGTAGATTACACCACAAATATCTTTAGGGTATGCACTATGATCCATACGATTTAGTACTACATGTGCTACTGCTACTTTACCAGCAAGTGGTTGATTACCTGCTTCAAAATAGATGTTCTTTGCCATACATACTACTTCGCCATTCTCATCGGCCGCATGTACGTTCTGAACCATCACTAACATACCAACTATGAAACCGAACACTGAACCAAAACTGAAACCAATTAATGTTTTATGAAATTGTTCTTTAACGTGTCCGTCAATTACTTTTCCGTATTTACTTGTCATTCTTTTTCTCCCACCACAAAGGTATTTGTTTTCCGAGTCGTCTCTCGTTGCTCATGTGAACACCTAAATATGCCATGTGACCCATGACAATCAGTGCAATGATTCCTAGTAGAATGTCCATTAACAACCACTAGTCATATGAACGTAACCCTCGTCACACTCACTGAGTAGTTCTCCACATAAACAATACTTCTCTTCTTCGGGATCTGGTGCACCGACCATATCTCGAATATCTGCTTCAGTTAGAGTTTGCTCACCGTTTACAGTTGAACACTCTGCTAACAAATTAATATATTTCTCTTCCATTATTCTTCTCCTATTAAACTAAAATGATCTTTCCAGAACTTGTCTGTCTCCTCTTCTCTGATCTCATTTGACACCCTTAACTGTTTAGGTGTAATGAGTAATGCTTCACAAAAATCTAACAACACATCACCAAAGGGTATACGATTGTTAGAATGCCAACGAACTACATCACCGGGTGCGACATAGAAATCGTTCTTGTATTTGTTGACTGCATCGTCTGTAGTAGAGAATGTACCTGTCACACCCCACCTTGAGTATTGACGTCCAGCAGACGTTACTCTATCTTTAAACTTTTTTGGATATTCTCTGAACTTCATACAAAACTCCCGTTTCTTTTAGTACCAGCAATAGCACCTGAACAGTAACCAGGTCCGTATTGCATTCTCTCTGTCAACTTGTAACCTTCGAGAATGTTACCTCTCGCGGTGTTAAGAGTTGGGGCAGACCACCCCGATGCTTTAAGAACATCACCAACTTTGAACTTATTGTTGCCAACGTTAATGAAACCCCACACTGAGGCACCACTACCATTTGCATCGTCATAGTTGATTACTTTGATATACTTCTTACCGATTTTGAAATCGTAATAAGAACCCCTTTCTTTGCAATGATCCCAAACAGAATGTTGGATAGATTGTAACTCATCACAAAGGTTTTGAACTGCATCTGCTAGTTCAGTTGCTTTTGCTATTGCATTCATATAGTCTCTCCTATAGTAATTAATAAAAATACTCCTAGAATAGGCAAAACAAAGTCCAAGTCTAGAAGTCCGTGTGTATTAATAAATCTCATCATGTTTATAGTATATAAAAAAGTGAGACCCATAGTCAAGGGGTTGCATTACTTATTTTCTAAGTAAGTCTGTAATGCTTTGCGTTCAATAGGTTGCAAGTCTGCTATGCTATTGATACGTGACCAAGTTGTGCCGATTGTAGTTAGTTTATTACCACACACTACTGCGGCATTCCACATGGCATCATCGTCAGGAAACAGTTCATTCTTTTCACACAAGGCGATCATAGTTCGACCGATTTGTACGAGTTGCTTTACTGCTGGTGAATCGTCATAGTAAGATATTGACATTTGTATACTCCGTTAATTAATTTAGAGTACATCATATCAAAAAGTGAGGGTTAAAGTCAAAGACTTTTTTGAATATTATTAAGTTTTTCGATTTGTTTCTGAATCATTTCTGATCTGTTCGGCCAGTAAATGTAGTCTTTGTCTGAATCCTTCATTAAATTCTCAAGCAATGGTCGTATGAAGTCGTCCATCTGTGAGATAACTTCTTTAGATGTCTGGGTCTTTTCGACTATCTTTGTATCGACCGATGCCAGTTCATCGGCATCCATTGCCGTAAAACCAAAATCGTTGTATTCTATATCTGACATAATTATATATTTAGTTAGTTTGTGTATGTATTTAGTTCATTACTTAACAAGTATTCTGTGACACCTTGGACACCTGATTGATATTTTGCCATGTTATCCCTAAGAGAACCCAGGCAGAACCGTTTGGTAATTCTGATATCGTAATGATCTGGAGTTTCGAACTCTAAGTTAGTGTCATGATACTCAGACTCTTTTACAGTATCTAACCATATAACGAAATCACAATTAAGAAACTTTCTCATTTCATTATATGGGCATACAAAGTCAAAGATGCCTAGATCATAATGTGAGAATCGATATGCTTGTCTGAGTCTACCTTCTCTTGTAAAGTCCCAGTCGCCACACTTCTCTCTAAAGGTATCTCCGTTGTAATGTGGTATGATAAAGTGGTGTGCTAGTTCTCTTGCTAGTGTTGTTTTGCCTGATCCAGGTAACCCTGTGATTAAGATTGTTTGCATTGAATGACTATATGCCTATGATAATCTTCTGTATCTTTTATATATTGAAACTCGATGTTGTCACCTAGTTTAAATGGGCATAAGTCTTCAGATAGTATAAAGAACTTGTTGTCTTCATCTACGTCAAAGTCTTCTGTCTTTGGATTTCTATTAGTGGTATACCAATACAATGGTACTCGTTTGAACTCTGCATCGTCTTCATAGACCTCGTTGTCTACAATGATCTTATCTTCATGAAAGTATAGTAATGCATAGTCTAATTGTCTTAGACCAAGGAGTGTAACGTAGGTGTTAGGTAAGTCGACTCGAACACAACCCTCGATGTTCGAAAGTTCGTGTTCGTAAGTTCGACTTATTTTTGATATGTCTATTGACTTAGCAGTGTCTACTTTAGAAGTAACCGCCGTCTTGTCTATCGGTTGTATCGCCATCTTCTTCACCCTCTTCTGTTGCACTAACAAACTCACCTGCATCTTGTAACTCTTTAATGAATGCTTGTGCATCATCTAAGAAATTAACAATCATTGCAGTCTTAGTATCAGACATTGATACATTACCAAACTCTAGGGTATCTGCAAGAGTTTTGATTTCAGATTTAGTCATTTGCTTCAGTTCTGATTCTGAAGGTATAGTGATTTCTTCAAACTCTTCTTCTGCTTCTTCTTCTCTGAGTTTGTTCTTTTCATCTACAGCGGCCTGCAAATCTTCTACACTGTCATAAGTCTTGATTTCTTTTTCAAGTGTTGACGGTACTTTAGCATTAGAGATTACTGGTGTATCTGTCTTAGTGAAGTTTGGTTGTGACTCAGTATCTTCTTCTGCTATCTTTAAATCTGGTATCTCATCTTCGAACATATCGAGTTGAGTTTCTTCGTTTGCTACAGACTCTACTTCTTCATAGAACTCTTCTGTTCCTGGTGCATCTTCAGGTACATCGAGAACAGTTTCGTTTTCGAATGCATCTGCTAGTTCGTTTGCTTCGAGCATTGCATCGTCTAAAGTCTTCTGCTCTTGCACTTCATCTGCAAACTCTTTAAATGCTTTCTTAGTGTCTTCTACTTTTTCAACAAAGTCACCATCTTGAGAAATGGGTTTATCATCATTTGGATTCATCGATCTTGCTAGAGCAAACGCCCCGGTAGATTTCATTTCTACAGGTTTAGTTTCTTGTGGTTGTGAAACAGATACTACATTAGAAATACCTTTCTGTAGGTCTTGCATTTTCTTTTCAAGTTCATGTACTCTTGCTTCAGCATTTTTTCTAGCAACTCGTTCTTCGACAAGTTTTTGTTTCTCTTGTTCTTTAAACTTTGCTTGTGTCTCTAGGAGTTCTAGTTGCTCTTCTTCTTGCAATTCAACAAGTCTACGTTGTTGATTTTCCATGTACGTTTTATGATCAAGTTGGGCCTTCCTGATTTCGTCTCTAACTAATACCATTGCATCAAGTTCTTCTAACTTAATGAGACCTGCTTTTAGTTGACCCTGTAAGATCAAGTCTAAGATTGGTAATGATTGGGGTGAGAGAGTTGCTTTGTAACCTCTTACACGTTCTTGCAACTTCTCAATTTCGGTTTGCTCAACTTGTTCTTGAGCAAAGTTTGATTGGTTTTCAATTTCTGCCATAATAATATCCTACTTAAAAAAATCCATGGAGCGGTACACGACTAGAAGTTTACACATAGAAGTTAACATTAAACTTCCTTTTTCTTTTATGTATAGTCTCGGACCACATTAATATTTATTAAAAAGTAACGTTTGGGAATGCCTTTTGGGCGATCTCTTTCGTTATATTTTTAAAGGGATTAGTCTTATCTTTAACTAATTCCATTAACTCTGCTTCCTTCTCAGGAATGCCTTCAAGTAGTTCAATCCACATAGTTTCTCTTTTTACTTGTGGTACTTGTTCTGTAACAAAGTACTTGAACTTCCTAAACTCAAATCTTAACTGTGTTTGTGATAAGTCAGGACCAGGTGCATCGTTTACTTTGTATGGTGTTTTACCTGCTGGTAATGTTGACTTGATATTATCATCAAACAACCATTGTAGTACTGCTTGTACCGCACCGTTCCTTTGTCCAAAATGAATTAGACCATTAATTGCAAAGTCTTCGTTTTCTTCTGCAACTAAGTCTGCTTGACAAAGAATCTCATATGCATCTGCATTGTTAGTTAGTTTCTTTTTCTCTGTCACTAATTCCATTTTAGGTTTGTTAGGAGCACCCTTTGGTCTCCCTCTTCCTCTTTTTTTCTTTTCTGTCATAATGAAAAATCTCCAATATTATCTAATAGTTGATCTAGTCTATGTGTTCTAAGATAGTCAAACACTTTACCTCTTACAGGTGCAGTCTTATCAAACTCATCTAGTATTGCTTGTTCAATATCAGATGGTATCTCTTCAAAGTCAATGAGTGTTTTGTTTCTCACATAATTACGATAGTATTTATCGTCATTCTCAATAGAGATTCTTAGATACTTTTCTTTAATAGGTTTACGTAGTGGTGTCTGTCGAATACCTTCATCTAAACAGTTATCGTTAGATAGAATGTTTGGTATACCATCAGACTTATCACCTATTAGTATATGTTCTTTTAAAAACATTTCTGCATCTTCGCATTCGACCATTCTGTTTAGATTGGGTGAATACTGTTCTACGTTTGGATATTTATGTAGTTGCTGAAAGTCTTTATCACCAGATACAATTAAGATATTATCTTCTGCTTGATGATGCTTAGTTAATATCGCAATGATATCATCTGCTTCACACTTCTCAACGAACATGTATTGATACGGAAAGTTCTCTTTGATTTCCATCTTTACTTTATGTAAAGTATCAAAGATTAATTTCCAATCATTACTGTCATTGTCTCTTGCTTTCTTTCTACCAGATTTGTATAGAGGAAAGAAGTCACGTCTCCATGGACCACCGGCATCTGTACATAAAACAATCTGACCATAATCTGGTCCATATCTTTTCTGATAATTACGTAGAGAGTTTAGGATTAGGTAACGAAGAAAGTCTTCTGAGATTTCACCTTCATTACGTTTAAGGTTGACCATTAGACTTGCTATGATCGTTTGTGTAAAGTCAATTAATATCATAATCTATATTATACCATGTAACCACCCTATTGTCTAGAGGGTTTACTTTTTGAATTGTTTTTCTATTTCTGCCATACGTTTCTTGGCACTACGTTTGATTCTGTTTTGAACACGTTTTGATTCTGTCTCTGCGGCCCATCTTTTCTCGTTGAGAGCAATGTACTCATCACATGCATTACGGATCTTCTCGACAAATGCAATGAACTTTTTCTTTTGAGCATCAGTCATGAAGTTGTATGCTTCTACAAAGTCTTCTTCAGTGCTAGTCAACTCAGAAAGTATGTGTAAGTATTCGTCTCGCATGATCTCAACTATCTTACGTTTGTACTTTAACTGCTTTAAATATTTAAGCATATTAAAGTCCGACTTGTAGTTGTTCTCTAAGAACAAATCGATTTCATACTCTACAATGCCTAGGGCGAGATTTGCCTTTCGATTCATTGCCTCTTGAATGCTAAGTTTCTTTGCCATTATCAATCCTTATTTCTATTAAGTAACTATACTAACAGAAAGTTCACCCCATTGTCAAGTTTGTTTCTGCTCTTGTATTCTTTTATGTAGTGAAAAGAATGCCTCAGCATCAATCACTACTAATGGTTTACGTCTATTTTTCTTCATGACTACAACTGGTTCATAACCTTTACAGTTGTCACTTGCTTGATCGTAGGCGTCCCACACATTTAGTTTTTCTTGATTCTTACATTCTATACTATAAGGAAATGATTGTCTAGTTTGTTTTCCCATGATGACATCTTCTCCTTGAGAACCCATCGGTCTCGATTCAATGTCTTCTATATCGGCGTCGAGGTGTTCGACTAGTTTAGTAACAACCCACTTCTGTAGATTCCTACCCTTTGCTTTTGCTGAACTCGTTTTCATTTTTTAACTCAATTGATTTATATAACTCACTTCTATCCCATATTGGTGATAGGCGAATGCATGAAACATCATTGGGATTTGTAATTTTATATCCCTTTGTTTCTCTATTGCCTCCATATTTATACTCTGAAATCCACTCATCAAAATTTAACCAATCATCTTCGTATCTTTTATGACGATCCCAGATGTCAAAGTAACCTTTATTTTTCTTGTATTGTACAAATGCTTTAACTGAACCTGGTTCAAAGTACATAGGTGCTTCTTCAGTTCGTTGCACTACTGCACAAGACGGGTGATAGAAATCTTCTTCGATTGAGTTTAGATACTCATACTTCTGTTGAGGGTATTGGTGTGTCTCGTAATTGTGTTGGTATATGTCACTAAGAAAATTACGTGTTGCGTGATTTAAAATAGGGTGATCGTCTCGTGGTTTCATTCTAACAACACCACATGGTAACGATTCAAATTTCTCTTTGACTATATCAAGAGGTAGAAACTGATATTGATCTCCGTCAATAACTTCTTCAGATAACAATACTACGTTAGACACTAACTGCATGGATCTTACTCTCATCAAATATTATAGACACCCCACACCCGCAACGTGACACTTCTTTAGGGTTGATAAATTTAAACACTTCGTTTAGTCCTTCTTTCTGAAAATCAAGTGTCATGCCTACTATGTAGGGAAATGATTCTTGATTGATAAGAAACTTTATCTCTCCAAAGTCTACGAGTATATCGTCACTAGACTTATTATCGCAAGAATCAAAATGATACTCGAAACCAGCACACCCTCCACCAGTAATACCAAGTCTAATGAATTTGAAATGATTTGCTTTCTTCTTTTTAAGAAGTTCTTGAATAGCATTGTCTGTAATCTCTATGATAGAATCCATAGAAATATTTATATTATCTTCTTGCCTTTTCTAGTTCTCTGAACATAGGTCTTTTGTCAATTAGAATCTCATAAGGAATATACACGTTCTGATCTTCAGGTACGTACAGGTGATTGATCTCACTTCTATTACATGTATCTATTGCATCAAACAAAGATTCAACAATTGCTTCACCACCTAAATTAAAAGATGTATTGAAAAGAATAGGTGTACCTGTTCTCTCGCCAAATCCTTTAATCAGATTGTAATAGTTTTTATTCTGCTCTTCTGTGACTGTCTGCATTCTACATGTATTGTCTGCATGGACAAGTGAAGGTATTTCTCTTAATGCTTTCTTTTTACATTCGACTGCAAAAGACATGTATGGAGATTCAGGTAGTTGTAACATTTCAAAGTACTCGTGTGCATGTTCTAAAAGAACTGTACAAGCAAACGGTCTATAGTCTTCACGTCTTTTTACTGCATTAACAATCCCTTTAGCATTTACGTTTGTTGGGTCAAATAGAATTGATCTATTACCCAATGCTCTTGGTCCCCATTCTGACTCGTTCTGCCAAATGCCAACGATTTGTTTTTGCTCGATTATTAAGTCTAAGACTTCTTCTTGGTCACGTACAATATTAGTTGTAATCATTATTTGTTTCTCCATAAATCTAAAGCGGCACCAACTGCTGTTCCACCATCATGAGGAATTGGATCAACAAAGAATTGATGATCTGGGAATGCTTTTAAGTATTTGTAATTATTAGTACAGTTCAATGAGAAACCACCAGATAGGACGATGTTCTTTACGTCAGGACGTAAGTCAATTGCCTTCTGAATAACTTCTACTGCATTATCATAAGAGTCTCTCTCAACTGCTTGTGCGGCGTTGTGGCGACTATGTACTCTTGGTATCATAGATGAGTATGATGCCATTCCCATAATCTTACCAGCACCTCTACCGAGATCATCGGCACCCAAAGCAACTGACATATTAGAGAAGTTCATACCCATAGATGGCAATGATGACATTACGTACTCTACACCATCTTTTGTAAACTCTTCATCTTCTAAACAGTAGACTGAATCTTCCATCCAACCTCTGAAGTTCTGTTGCTGTATATCATCTAGCATTCTAGTATTAGTAAACTTTTTCCAAAGTGGTTCTACTGAATCCCCTTTGTGATGCCAGATTGCTTCAATCTCTTGATAACCAGGGTGGGTGTCCCACATGTTTTGGAAACCACCACCGTCCCAAGTAATTACAAGTGACTCATCGTAAGGTGAAAGATGCGATCCACACACTGCATGAAAATAATGATGCTCATGCTTAAAGTAAGGTGTTCTATCTTCACAATGAATTTGTTCATGAATGCTTTCGTTTAGTAGAATGTCTGAAGTTGTTCCGTCTAGTTCATCGGCAAAGTCAACACCTTTAACAACTGTTGGACCAAACTCTTTTTGCAGTTCTGCAATACGTTCTCTGTTCATTTGTTTTGCTGAGATAAAATCAATTAAATCTTTCTGCAAGACTCTATCGTTATGAACGTTGTCTGTGAATTCGAAGGTAACACCACGTCTATCATAAGATGCATATGCAACTTTATCACATTCATGTAATTGAAATTGATCGATTGCCATGTAACCGACTTCATGAAATTCTTGCCCTTGATCTAGTGGGCAGTACCACTTCTGTCTTCGACATCTATCTTCTTCGTATACTGCTTTAATTTCTCCGTCTTCTAAGAGACAGACTGATGCATCGTGTGATGTATTGATTCCCAATATCTTCATAATATTCCTTGTGTGTTAATCGATTTCGTATGTTGATTTTAATTTTGAAATCGTGATGATTTTTCTATCGATCATATCGTTGATCATTTGAACTCTGCCCTGTTTTTCTCCACTCTTGTAACTAAAGTATACACAAGCAGAAATAAAAAATAGGTGTATTAAAAATAACTCTATATCCATAATAGTATTTAGACTCCCCAATCCTCGGGGTTTTGCATGTGATCATCTTCTTCTACTTTTCTAAATGTTTGTATGTACTTCTCAGTACCCCATTTAAGAATTAAGAATAAGACACCACCGATGCTCACCCAGAAAATTATATTTAGTGCAAGTTCAAACAAAAATACAGGAACGTTCCATAAAAATTCTAACATAAGAAATCCTCCAATGATGCGTTAGATTGATTCACAAAATTTTTATATGCTTTCGACCAGTGACATCTCCACTTGCCTAGATTTCTAAACCCTCCCTCTTGTCTTGCACCATTCTCATCATAGAGTATGTGAAAGATTCCAGGAAACATCTTCTCAATCGTTTTGTGATCTTGTATGACTGTATCTATTGTTTGCGAATCCCATATATCAGATTTAACTTTACCTGTTTTCATTGCTGAGTCATTGTAGAAACAAAACTCTTGTGAGATTCTATTTTGAAATCCATTTGAAAGTAGACTTAATACTAAGATTGTATCTTGTGCAACTCTTGTTTCAGTAAGTTTAAATTCTGGTAGCATGTGTGACCACTTCTTACCATTGATCCAAAATTGTGAACCAAGAGAAGAGTTCTGTGTATAAGGTTTACCACTAGGTGGATTTTCTGAATGACTACACCCTGCAAATGTAATGTCTGGTCCAACAATCCAATCGTAAAACATTTCAAACATTTCTGAGATATCATCTTCAGTACATTTACGTTTGCTTTTTTCCATAGTAGGTTCTTCACCCCAATATTTGGCATTACGTCTACCAAACGATAGGTCGTCGTCTAACATAGCATAAGTCATATTAGTACTTTGCTCATAGATGTATTGACGAGAGTGTGATACAGGACGTGGGTGATCTAAGGTGATGTATTCAGGCAACACCAAATAATCTGCATCATAATTATATTTCTCACGTTCCCACGCCTGTACCACAAAACAGACTCGATCTTTTAAATGTTGTGGTAAATGATTATACGTAATCTGATTATCTACTCTATTACACGTTAGAATGTATATTTTATCAACTGCTTTCATTGTAAAACCTTTCGTCGTGGTAATCGTCGTCGTATGTCATTTCATAATTGTTTGGTTCAGTAGGTAATGTTACACCTTCTTTGAGTTTAAGTACGTTGCCTTTAAATGGTTCGTAATTAACATGATGATGCCATCTGCCATATTTCCATACAACTGTTGTAACATCTGGGTGCATATCATAAAGCATTTGTGATTTATTAATAGTACCATCTGCATTGTAACCTGTCTTCTGAAACTCTTCGTTCTCTTCATTCTCTGCATGATAGAACTCAGCAGTGTTGCCACCTTTAATTACTTGAGTCGCAACTTTACCTTGTAGAAAGGCATTGAACTGAACTGTACAGTGTCCGTCTTTGAGTACACGTAAACATATATCAGTATCTTCATTGTAACGCCCTCTCCATCTGTGTGGACAATCGTTACGTATTAATAGACATGAATAGATACGTGTGTTCGCAACGTAAGGTGGACGTTCTGCATTACTTGGAATAAAGAAACGATATTGTGGACCTGAGATATAAACATTATCGTATCGATCAACAAAGTCTTCCATAACTCTGAACCCAACACCTGATTCAAATCTAACTCGTAGATTATTATGCAGGCGATAGAAATCAGATATGTTATCGTCCATAACCCAATGTGCTGTAGCACCAATACTTATACTATGATCCCAACACCAGTTTCTAGCACGACCAGGTCCGTCACCGTGATTACTAAAAGGGGCAACTAAAAGAGTTACATAGTCACGAATCTTAAAGTTATCAAGTGCCTCTTCGTAGAGTGCCTCGTCTTGTGGTTCAATAGCAATGTAATGAGGTATCTTCATACGTGCAAGTGATCGACTGGTGATCATAGACTCATGACGCCCTTTACTGACAATGTACACTGGGTACTTAGGGTTCATGTTATTATCGCCACTCTGTACCCAACGTAGTTTGTGATTCTTTGATACTTCTAATTTAGGGAACCATGTTGCTTTTGATTTTTCACCAAGATCGTCATTGATCAGTGAAGCAAAATGTTTGTAGTCTGCTTCTGTACGAAACTTAACATGAACTGTTCGCCATGTATGAAGGTCTTCTTGTACAAAATCAGGCATACCCTTCCAATGGATATTAGGTAAATTCTGTTTGTGATTTGGATTTGTTTCAGCACGAATAACACCTGCTTTCTTTTCTTTAGGTAATAATACTTTCGTGTCTGATATTTCTATTCTTTCAGGATAATCTGTGTCACCAAATAAATTAGTGGCAGGGTCTGCCAGTGGATAGAATGTTTCTTTTGTATTCTTATCAATGATCTGCCCGATACGACAACAAAACTCTGTGAAGTCCTCTAGATTTCTAAAGTGACAATATAATATTTTATATAACCCTTGTGCTGTTGCAGGGTCTATTTTCTTTTCGGGTAGAACAACATCTATTTCTTCGCCAACAAATTTATCAAGTGTTGCCTTGTAGTCGTTCTCTAACCGAGTGT